AGCACACCTGATAAAAATGCTTTAGTTGGTTTACAAAAGCTTGCAGCTGCTAATTCTAATACAGCTACAAGACATGTACTACAAGCTTTAATGTATTTAACCGTAAGAGTTTGTGAAAATATAAGTTTAAGAGTAGCTGATATGTTGCAATTTCCAACAACTAAACAATCACTCATAAACAGCGTTAATGGTTTTAACACTTCTACATTAGAAGAAATAGGTAAATTATCAATGCATGATTTTGGTATATTTTTAGAACTTGAACCTGATGAAGAAGAAAAAGCTAATTTAGAAAGAAATATACAAATAGCATTACAAGCAAAAAATATTGGATTAGAAGATGCTATAGATATAAGAGAAATAAAAAATATAAAATTAGCTAATCAACTACTTAAAGTAAGACAAAAAGAAAAACAAGAAAAAGATAGAGCTCAACAGTTAGAAAATATACAAGCTCAAGCAAATGCTAATGCACAATCAGCTGAAAAAGCAGCAATGGCCGAAGTACAAAAAAATCAAGCATTAGCAGATACAGAAGTCCAAATAGAGCAAGCAAAATCTCAATTTGAAATACAACGCATGGAACAAGAAGCTTTAATTAAAAAACAATTAATGGCTGAAGAATTTAGATATAACATGCAACTTGAAGAAATGAGATCTCAAACAAAGCGTCAAAAAGAAACAGAAATAGAAGATAGAAAAGACAAACGTGTACGTATACAAGGAACTCAAGAAAGTGAATTGATAAATCAAAGACAAAATGATACATTACCTACAAATTTTGAAAGTGCAGGTAATGATAATTTAGACGGCTTTGGTTTAGAACAATTCTCTCCTCAATAGATTATTAATTTTATATTATTATATTATGTCAAAAAAAGAAGAAGTAATGGTTGAAGAACCTGTAAAAGAAACTAAACAAGAACAAGTTACAAATACAACACCTCCAAAAGAAGAAGGTAGTTTTAAAATAAAAAAAGTAACTAAGCCAAAACAATTAGGTGAAGAAAAAATAATACCTGATTTAGTAAAAGTAGATTTAACTAAAAAACCAAAAGAAGATGCCATTCCAGTCGGAGAAACAAAGAAGGTGGATGTGGGCGAACAAGCCGGAGATAGCGCTAAGGTGGACGAACAAGTACAAGACACCATTCAAGATGTTACAGATAAAAAAGAATCTGAAGAAATAAAAGAAGAATCTGATTCACCTTTACAATTAATAACAGATGAAGAAGATAGTACTGACAAGACAAGAGTGGCAGGAAGCGATGAAACTACCGCTACCTCACAAGAACAAGAAAAAGTATTACAGGAAACTGAAACACAAAAGTTACCTGAAAACATAGAGAAATTAATAAAATTCATGGAAGAAACGGGTGGTGACGTACAAGATTATGCCCGTTTAAATGCTGATTATACAAATGTAAACAATGATGTATTACTTCATGAATATTATAAACAAGCTAAACCTCATTTAGATGCTGAAGAAAGAAACTTTATAATTGAAGATACTTTTCAGTATGATACTGAGGTCGATGATGAGCGAGATATTAAAAAGAAAAAACTCGCTTATAAGGAAGAAATAGCGAAAGCCAAAAACTATTTGGAGGGCCTAAAAACTAAGTATTATGACGAAATCAAGTTGAGACCCGGCATAACACAGGACCAACAAAAAGCAACAGACTTTTTTAATCGCTATAATGAAGAACAAAAAGTGCGTACAGCTAGTCATGAAAGATTTGTATCTAAAACAAAAAACCTTCTCAACGAAGAATTCAAAGGTTTTGATTTTAAATTAGGAGAAAAAAAATTTAGATATGGTATTAAAGATCCTTCATCTGTGGCTAAAAGTCAAAGTGATATATCAAACTTTATTAAGACGTTCTTAAATGACAAAGGTGAAATCACTGATACAACTGGATACCATAAAGCTTTATTTGCTGCACGAAATGCTGATACTATTGCTAATCATTTTTATGAACAAGGTAAAACTGATGCAATTAAAAATCAATTAGCACAATCTAAAAACATAAATACAGAACCTCGTAAAACAGCTCCTGGTGAAATGTTTGTAGGTGGTTTAAAAGTAAAAGCAATTAGTGGTATTGATTCTTCAAAGTTAAAAATAAAAAGAAAAACGTTTAATTAAAAATAAATAAATAAATTATGGGAATTTTAACTCCACAATTTGGCTCAATAGTTCCTGCTCCTAATCAGCAGCTATTAGCCAGTAATTACCTATCTTTTACAGATGGTAATAATGATTTTGCTCAGCAATATCTACCTGAAATATACGAACAAGAAGTAGAAAGATATGGAAACAGAACTCTTTCTGGTTTTTTACGTATGGTAGGTGCTGAAATGCCTATGACTTCAGATCAAGTTGTTTGGTCAGAACAAAACAGATTACATATTGCATATGATAACTGTACTCACAACGGAACAAGAAGAGTAACTGTTCCAGCTCCTACTTCTCCAGGTGTAACAAGAAATGTTATTTCACCCGGTTCAACAGTAGTTTTATTAGATGATCAAGGTGCAGAGCTTAAAGGTGTTGTAACTGAGTCAGATACTGCAAACGGTCACGTTCACGTATCTCCTTATACTGCTACAACTTTAGCTAGCATTAATGCAGCTAAATTTAAAATATTTGTATATGGTTCAGAATTTGTTAAAGGCGCTGCTACATCTAACGCTGCTGCAGGTAACATAACTGGAAATACAGCTCTTCAACCACAGATAACTGTAACTCCTGCTTTTCAACAATATAACAATTCACCTATCATAATTAGAAACGTTTACACAATAAACGGATCTGATATGGCTCAAATAGGTTGGGTTGAAGTTGCTACAGAAGATGGAACTACAGGTTATTTATGGTATTTAAAAGCTGAGTCTGAAACAAGACTTAGATTTGAAGATTATTTAGAAATGGTATGTGTTGAAGGTGAAAAAGCTGTTAACGTTGGAGCTGGTGATGCATTTGCTGCTGGTTTCAAAGGTACTGAAGGTCTTTTCGCTGCTATCTCTACAAGAGGTAACGTAGAAGTAGGATTTTCTGCGGCTTCTGGTTTAGATGACTTTGATGCAATACTTAAAAACCTAGATACTCAAGGTGCTATTGAAGAAAATATGTTATTCTTACAAAGATCTACAGCTTTAGACTTTGATAACATGTTATCTAATGTATCTTACGGTAGCAATGGTGGTACTGCTTATGGATTATTTGAAAACTCAGAAGAAATGGCTTTAAATCTTGGATTTAGTGGTTTCAGAAGAGGTTCATATGACTTCTACAAAACTGATTGGAAATACTTAAATGACGCTTCTACAAGAGGTGCTATTGATGGTACTCAATCAATTGAAGGAGTATTAATCCCTGCTGGTACTTCAACTGTTTATGACCAAATTTTAGGTACAAACATTAGAAGACCATTCTTACACGTTAGATATAGAGCTTCTCAAACAGAAGACAGACGTATGAAGTCTTGGTTAACTGGATCAGCTGGAGGTGCTTACACTTCTAATCTTGATGCTATGGAAGTAAACTTCCTATCAGAAAGATGTTTAGTAACTCAAGCTGCAAATAACTTTGTATTATTCAAAGGTATTTAATTTTTTAGTAAAGAAAGGAGCATCTTAATGGTGCTCCTGCCTTTACATTAACTATTTAATTATATTATATCATGAAAACAAAAACTGAAAAATCAGCTGTTAAAAATAGCTGGGAAGTAAAAGATAGGACATATGTCTTAACAGGACCTTATAGTCCATTAACATACAAAATACCATCACGTCATACAACTAGACATTCATTATTATGGTATGACACTGTAAATAAAGAACAGAGAGAAATTAGATATGCCACTAATCAAAATTCACCTTTTAAAGATGAACAAAAAGGAGAAGCAACATTAGGCCATATAATATTTAGAGATGGTTCTTTATATGTAAATAAAAAAGAACAAGCACTTCAAAAAATATTATCTTTATATCATCCTTTAAAAAACAAAAGATATAAAGAAGTTGATGAAGTAATAGAAGCTGAAGATGACTTAATAGATCTTGAAATGGAAATAGATGCTTTAAATATGGCAAGAACAATTGATATTGATCAAGCAGAAGCTATATTAAGAGTAGAGGTTGGATCTAAGGTATCTGAGATGAGCTCTAAAGAAATTAAAAGAGATTTGTTAGTGTTTGCTAAAAAGAATGCAAAATTGTTCTTAGATTTAGCTAATGATGAAAATGTGCAATTAAGAAACTTTGCAATAAAAGCAACTGAAGCAGGTATAATAACTTTAAGTTCAGATCAAAAAACTTTTCATTGGGCATCTAACAATAAAAAACTAATGACTGTACCATTTGATGAACATCCATATTCTGCAATGGCACAATTTTTTAAGACAGATGAAGGACTTGATATATACAAGTCTATAGAGAAAAAACTTTCTTAATATGTAATACTAATAAGGGAGGTGTAATGCCTCCTTTATTATAATAAAAAATACACATGGCTATAAATGTAAATACGGTATACCAAACTGTTTTACTTATATTAAATAAAGAACAAAGAGGTTATATAACACCTACTGAATTTAATAGTATAGGAACACAAGTACAACTAGAAATATTTGAAAAATATTTTGAAGATATGAATCAGCAAATACGTGTTCCACAAACAGATACAGATTATGCTGATAGAGTAAAAAATTTAGATGAAAAAATAGCTATATTTAAAACTTTCGGTGATGCTTCTTATGTCACCTCAGGTAACCTTTCTTATTGGGTACCACCAACTTCAGATTCATATGGTAATACTGTAGAGCTTTATAGGCTTGGTACAGTTTTATATAATAATGAAACAGAAGTACAAAGATTAGATAGACAAGAGTTTTATCAAGTAGACAAATCTTTGTTAACAAAACCTTCAACAACTTTTCCTATATATTTATATGAGGATAATAAACTATATGTTAAACCAACAACTATAGTTACTAATGGTGATATACAGTTAGATTATATTAAAAAACCTAATGATCCAATATGGGGTTTTGATGTAGGTACTTTAGGTCAGTATATATATAACAATGCTGATTATAATCCAACTAATGCACCAACAGGTTCACGTAATTTTGAATTACATGAGTCAGAACAAACAAATACTATACTTCAAATTTTAAAATATGCTGGAGTTATAATAAGAGATCCACAAATAGTACAAGATGCTTCACAGCAAGTTGCTATTAATGAACAGAACGAAAAAATATAATAAACTATGTCACAACCAAATGGAGGTTTAATTACTGAGACAAACGCACAATATTATGCAGGAAGTCAAATCTTTATTGCTACTACAAATCAAACTGTTTTTAAAGCTACTTTTGATACAGATATAAAATTTGGAAGTTCTGATCCTACAAAAGAAGCATATAATGATAACAATTTTAGATTATATACAAGTGCAAGTGGAGCTACAGGTACTTTTACAGAATACACAACAACTTACACTGTAGTAAATAATACTTTTACATTACCATCACAAGCAGCTGGTACTTATGTAGTTATTCAGCTTTTAACTCAAGGAGGTGGTAACTATGGTAATAAAGATGCGTTAGGTAAAGTTGTACAAGAAAATTATAATAGTTATTCATATATAAGAGTTGCAGAGCTTGTAACAAACTTTTTAGTAGCTTATGTAGGGGCTGGAAAATTAATACCTAGTGTTAAAAGAACAGATGTTATTTTTCATACTAAAAGAGCTTTACAAGAATTTAGTTATGATACATTAAAAAGTATTAAATCTCAAGAGTTAACTATACCACCTAGTTTAAGTGTGCCAATACCTCAAGACTATGTTAATTATGTTAATGTTTCTTGGATAGATCAAAATGGTATAAAACACATTATATACCCTAACTCATTGACTACTAATCCATATAGTAAACCTATTCAAGATACTAGTGGTATTGCTACACAAGATAATTCCGGTAGTAATTTAACTGGCACATCGCTAACAGAAGAAAGATATAGAGATCAAAACACAGAGATATTAAAAGAAGTAAGAGATGATATAGCAGGTAGACTTATATCTGATGGTTTATATGGTTATTTTGGTTATGGTTTATATGGTTATGGCCAAATGTATGGTTTACAACCTGAAAGAGCACAAATGAATGGTTGGTTTACTATTAATGATAGAGATGGTAAGTTTTCTTTTTCTAGTGATCTAAAAGAAAAATTAATTGTTTTAGAATATATTTCAGATGGTCTTGCATATGATCAAGATATGCGTGTACCAAAATTAGCTGAAGAAGCTGTATATGCTTATTTAAGTCACGCTATACTAGCTAGTAGAATAAATCAACCAGAATATATAATAAGAAGACTTAAACAAGAAAAAAGTGCAAAACTAAGAAATGCAAAAATAAGATTATCTAATATAAAATCTAACGAGTTTATTCAGATTATGAGAGGTAAATCTAAATGGCTTAAAAACTAAATTAAATGGCAGAAGTTAAAAATGCTTTTATTAAGTCCAAAATGAATAAAGACCTGGATGCCAGGCTGTTACCAAATGGTGAGTATCGTGAAGGAATTAATATACAAGTAAGTAAATCAGAAGGTGCCGACGTTGGAGCGTTAGAAAATGTATTAGGTAATATAGAAATACAAGACTATAAAAGTATAAGTGGTTGTAATTGTGACTTAGAAACTATTGGTTTTTACACAGACGAAGTAAGTACGAACATATATATATTTCTAACTGACTATGACGAAACATTAAACACAGCTAGTTATACTTATACACCTCAATCACTTAATTATTCTTCTACAGCTAACAACTATGTGTATGTTTATAATGTAGCTACAGGTGTTTCTATTCAATTACTAAGTGGAGCCTTTTTAAATTTTTCTAAAAACAAACCTATTATTGGTGTTAATTTATTAGAAAACATATTATTTTGGACAGACAATAGAAACCAACCAAGGAGAATAGATATAACAAAAGAAGCAGGTTATTATACAACTGAAGACCAAATATCTGTTGCAACATATGCTCCTTTTCAACCTATAAATTTATATTACAAAAGAGAATCAGCATTTTTACCTAATGGAGGTTCAGCTGTTACAGATGGCATAACATCTACAGGAAGTAGTACTATATTAATAACATCTAATAATCGTTTAGGTATTGCTGCAACATTAGGAACAGATCCTAAAACTTTAGTAGGATCTACTATTACAGCTGTAGATGCAAATGGTGCAACTGTACCTGGTATACCAGCTAATTCAGTATTACAAAGCTTTGCTAATGGTAATCAAATGACTATAATTGATGTTGCTAATATAGCAGCGGGTACACCTTTAGCTACTGTAACTCAAGATATACCTTCTGGTACTATTATATATTTTAATCAGAATACTCTTACCAATATATCTACACCTAACTACTATGTAACCAGTATGTTAGATGCTAGTAGTAAAATGAATCCAGGCGGAACATATAACTCTGATTATCCTGGTTTAACAACAAATCCTAATTACAACCCTAAGTTTAATGGAGATCCTGATTTTTTAGAAGATAAGTTTGTAAAATTTAGTTATAGATTTAAATACGATACAGGTGAATATTCTATTATGGCACCTTTTACGCAGGCTGCTTTTATACCTAAACAAGATGGTTATTTTTTAAATAACACAACTCCTACAGGTATGACTACTGATGAACAATCTACATTCAGAAGTACAGTTGTTGATTTTATGGAAAATAAAGTTAATAATATTATATTACAAATACCTACACCATTAGATGAAAACAACAACCATGTACCAGCTAATGAATTATTTACTAAATTAAAAATTGAAGAAATAGAAATACTTTATAAAGAGTCTGATGCATTAGCTGTTCAAGTAGTAGATGCTATTTCTTGGGAGGGTACTGGTGGTTATGCAGAGCTAGGTGGTGCAGGTAATGTTATACCTTATAACTATCAAAGTACTAAACCTTATAAAACTTTACCTGAAAGTGAACTAATAAGAGTATATGATAAATCACCGGTAAGAGCTTTAGGTCAAGAAATAATAAGTAATAGGGTAGTATATAGTAACTTTCAAAATAAACATACACCGCCAGAAACTTTAAATTATAATGTTGCTGTATCAGAAAAATACACAAATTTTGTAACAGATGATCCTACGGTACCTGCTCCACTATATAAAACATCATCTAGGGAGTATCCAATGCACACTATTAAACAAAATAGAAACTATCAAGTAGGGGTTGTATTATCTGATAAATATGGTAGATCATCTACTACAATATTATCATCAGCAACAAGCCAAGGAACAGATGAAGATAATTTAACTTTATTAGGTGATACAATATATTTTCCTTATAATACTGTATCTAGTACTAATAATGCAGATAACAACATAAATACATGGCCAGGTGATTCTATTAAAGTATTATTTAATGCTATTGTTCCTGAGTTTCAAGCTAATACACAAAATGGTTGGCCAGGTTTATATAATGGTGATCCAACAAGTGCAAGCTATAATCCGTTAGGTTGGTACAGTTATAAAATAGTAGTTAAACAAACAGAACAAGATTATTATAATGTGTATTTACCTGGTTTAATGAATTTTTATCCTCCTGTTACAGCTGATCCAGATGTAGCTGGATCCGTATCTTATATAACTTTATTAAACGATAATATAAATAAAGTACCAAGAGATCTTACAGAAGTAGGTCCAGAACAAAAACAATTTAGAAGTTCTGTTCGTTTATTTGGTAGAGTAGCACCCTCTTCAATAGCTCAACCTTTAGATAACTATCAGTTTAACCCTATAAATACAGCTACAAATATTGCTTTACCTGATACAGTTGCTACAATTAGTGATCAAAATGATTTATTTGATAACACTACGAATATAAAGTTTGGATCTATATATCAAACAGCTTCTAATCCATCAATGGCTAGAGTATCTATAACTCAACCTGTTGGTTCTACAGTTCCTGCATCAGGTACAACAGCTGTTAATACTTGGTTAAGTATATATGAAACAATACCTACTGAATCTAGACTAGATATATATTGGGAAACTTCTACAACAGGTACAATAGCTGAGTTAAATGAAGCAATACAAACAACAGCAGGTATAAAAGGATTTACTACAGATACAAGTAGTAATCCACCATCAAGTTGGACATTTAATTTATTTGAAGATATAGCACCTGGACAATCTCCTAATGTAAGTTATTCAGGAAGTTATGCTACAGCTGTAGCTAAACCATTTTTTCCTTATACAGAAGATGCAGCAGGTTTAAAAACAGTAGTACAAAACAGTAACATATCAGGAGCAGTTGCTACATCAGGCACTACAATGCCCACAACACAACAACCTGGTTTTCAAGTTGTTAACAACAATGGTGAAGATGTTTCTAATAAATTTAAATTAGTAAGAAATGCAAATGCTTCACCTGTTAGTTACCAAATATTTATAAATAACTCTTATTTTTATTTTGGTGAACAATCTATAGATAATGATAGCTTTACTTTTACATTTGAAGTAGAAAATTTAGATGGTAATGCATCAACAAATCCTAATTTTGGAACTAAAACAATATTAACTTTTGATCAAAGACTGTTAAATAAGTCACCTATAATACAAAACTGTCCAGCAACAGGTGTTGTAGGAACAGACGCAGGTATTACTGATTTATTTACATTAAATGCTGTAAATGGTACAGCGGACACATCTAAACAATATGATGATCTTACATGGGGTATAGCATATGGTTTAAATCAAACAAGTGGTTTTGCACCTACAATACCTGCTTCTCCAACTGATGGTTTACCAGAAATAAAAATTGTAACAGGTAGTAATGGTTCTGCAACAATAAAAGATGAATCTGGCTTGTTAAATATAAGTTACCCTATAACAGTAGCTGTAACAGACGCGGGTGCTGTAGATACAACATACCCTTTACCTAATGGTAACCCTACTACAACGTGTTCATTTACAATAAATGGTAGTAATGGTTATGAATCTGATGTTTTAAACACTGACTTTTTTGCTGCTAAAAATGTAGCTATTAATTTAGGTTCTGAATCATCTATTTTTGGTTGGGGTCAATCTACTAGTCCTGGTTTTTATGATCCAGACACTATTGGTTGGCAACAAAATGTAGGAAGTTTAACACCTAAATTTGAAGGTTTTGCGGCTAATCCTACTACAGGAGGATCTGTATTTGATCTTACTACAAGTGTTAGTGATTGCCCTGTTTCAGCAATGTTAGACTCTTGGAATTTTTATAACACAAATAGAAATGCTAATATAAGACCTGGTTCAGGTATTAGAAATGGTTTAGCTGGATCTGCGGCAGGAGAAAGAAATGATCAAACCTCAAGCGCTCAAGGTGGAACACCTGCTGTTGGATTAAAATCTGGAACAGCATATATAGTTATAGATTATGAATTAACTAATTACTTAGATATACCAACAGGTGGTTCTGGAAGGTATCAGCCATCAGTTATATGGCCAACTAAACTTCAGTATAGAGAAAATGGTAATGATCCTTGGTCTGATGCGTATGATGTTGAAGGTAAACTAATTAAATTTGGTGGTACACAAATAAACAATGAAAATATAACAACGTCTTTAGGTTCATTGTTTAGAAACACAGGTATTATAGACAAAGCAGATGCAGCAAGAGATTCAGATAATTTTTTCAATGTTAATGACGCTTTTCAGTGTACATATACAGGCCAGCAAGA